CGCTGGCCTTGATCGCGGCGCCTTGAGCGAGACGACCAGGAAGGACCCATTGCTGGTGTTCTTGGGGGTTTATGTATGAACTCTCTCGCCGCCGGACAGTTCATGGACGAGGGGGCTGGGGGCGGCGTGTTGGCTGCATGTCATCAAGTCGATTGATCGCTTGCTGTAAAACGTGGGTTGCGGTTAGGACCGCCGCCGCAAGGCGGGCCTGCTCGTCGGCTTCGGCGCGCCTTTCCGGGCGCTTGTGCGCAGTGCAATCGCACATGAAATACAGGAGGTCAAACTGCCCGATCGACACCATCAGTTTGATCACCTCGCCTATCTGGAAATGCTCTGAGCCCTCCCGCGATAGCTTGGCCGCAAGCTTGGCGTACGCGGTATCGGGCTTGAGGTTTGGCCAAAGATCGCAGGCGATTTCCTTCCTCGGCTTCCGTGATGCAGCAACCATCGCTGCGATGGCGTCGAGCTCGTCCTCGTATTGCCTCATGGCGGCTTGCTCCTAAAAATTAGGGCGGTCTAGGGTAGGCGCGCCGGACGTGGCTGGCGATACTGTCAGCGCCATACCGAAGTACGCCAGCAATGGGGCGATGGTGCTAAGTCTCGGGTTTGTGCGGCGCCCGCCGGCTACCTTCGTCAGCGTGTGGTACGGAACGCCTGTCTCGGCCGCGATCACCTTCAGCGTCTTGTCGCTGGCCTTGATCGCGGCGCTGAGTTCTTGCAGTAGGTCCGTGTTCATGAGGACATTGTATAGCCGGTTCCGGCGTTACGCAAGCGCCACATGCGGCTGTTGATTTGATGGAGGATGGAAAGATGGGAGTACAATCGCAAATTGCCGGAAGCTTCGGACGTGGATGGCAGAAGATCCGTGGCTCAACACCGCGCAGAAGCTCGAAGCGCGGTCTGGCGTTGGAGCATCGACCATCTTGAGGATTCGGCGCGAGGAACAAAACCCGACCGCCGATGTGCTGGACAGCCTGGCGCGAGCGCTTGGGCGATCCCCTGGCGATTTCTTCGACGGGCCGCGCCGAATGGTGGAAGACAAGCAGCGGAACGATTACCTCTCGCTGTCGGGGGCAGAAAAAGCGCTTGTGCAGGCGTATCGAGCGGCTACGCCAGACGTTCGAGCGTGCATTGACTCCCTGGCGAGAACGATCGAGGACAGACAAAGTGCCAAGAAAAAAAAGGACGATCCCTGCTTGCCAGGGAACGAGGAACTTTGCGGGTGATTCAAGGCGGCAAAGCCGGCTGACCGCGGCCGCAAGGGTGGCCATCCTCTGCGCTGCGATTGTTGCGCCGGCGGCACAGGCGCAGTACAAGTGCGTCGATGGCGGGCGCGTCACCTACGCCGAGAAGCCGTGCGGGCGCAACGCGCAGGCGATGCACATCAACGTCGCGCCGGTCTCTTCCGACGAGCGCGCCGCCGTGATCCAACGGGCCGAGCGCGAGAAGGTATTGGCCGGCCAGCTCGAAACGCGTCGAGCGCTCGGTGATGAACTGCACGCGCAACGGGCAGCTCAATTTCAACAGGCGGCCCAACAGCAAAAGGCCCGATGCGCCGAACTGTCGGCGATTGCCAAGAACGCCAGGGACGAAAGCTCGAAATACCGATACCATGGCGGCCTGATCGACGACGCCAGGCGGCGCCAGAAGGAGGCTGAAGACGAGCACTTCTCGAGGTGCTTCGGGCGGTAGGGAAAGCTCGCCCAAGCCATCGATCCGTTTTTTTTGCTCACAAAACGCCGTATATGGCTTGCGCAAAACGCCGGATACGGATACACTCTCTCCTGCATCAACGAATGGGAGAAAAACATGGCAGATCTTATCAATGACGCCATCCGAGCATATGTAGCTCGCGCGTCGCGAGCATGTGCGGAAATGGCCGACGACAGCGCTGACATCGCCCTAGCTGAGCCGACTGAGCGGCGCTAGCCGCGAAGGTCGGATCGAGCGTGGAGTTATACGTCGGCGTCGGAGGAAGCATGCAGGTTTTGGATTTGTTCTCGGGGGTAGGCGCTTTCAGCCTCGGGCTGGAGCGCGCAGGCATGAAGACCGCCGCGTTTTGCGAGATTGAACCGTTTTGCCGCGATGTGCTGCGGCACCATTGGCCGGAGACGCCGATATATGACGATGTGCGAACTGTTACCGCCGAACGGCTGCGAGACGATGGAATTGCCGTTGATGTCGTTTGCGGCGGCTTCCCCTGCCAAGACATTTCGATTGCCGGCAAAGGCGCTGGACTCGACGGCGAACGATCCGGCCTGTGGGCGGAAATTGCCCGTCTGGTTTGCGAGCTTCGACCACGCTTCGCAATCGTGGAGAACGTGCCAATGCTCCTTAATCGAGGGCTTGGACGAGTTCTTGGCGACCTGGCCGCGCTCGGGTATGACGCGGAATGGGAAGTCGTTGGAGCTGACGCAATTGGCGGGAGCCAGCACCGTGAGCGAATTTGGATACTGGCATACCCCCACGACGAGAGACGCCAAGGGGCAATCTGGGCTGGGAAACCGCATTCGCCGCGGGAAGAATGGACGGCTGCATGTGGCGAACCTCTGCGATCAGCTTGTGGATATTGGCCGCCCGGACCTGGTGCGGTCGACAACATTCCGCGAATGGCTGATGGGGCTGCCAATCGGGCACACCGACTGCGTGCCCTTGGGAACACGATCGTCCCGCAAATCCCGGAACTGATCGGGCGGGCGATCATGGAGACGTATAACGCAGAAGTCAGCGGCGCCGGAACGGCGTCCGCTGGACTGCCGGGTTATGACGCTTGTGGAAACGGAGAACGGAAATGACAGACTACAAGAGCATGTTTGAGCAGGCAGTGCGCACACTGGCCGCGATAGACGATGCGCTCGGCATTGGTGATGACGGATGCGGAGACCCTGACCAGACACTGACCGCGATTAGGGAACTGAAGGCGTCAAAAGTCGGCGCCGGCAGGACGGCAACAGTGACCCGAGAAATGATCGGCGCTGCGCATGACGTGATGCTGGCGAAGGGCGATTTTTTACTGTCCGCAACACTGCTGGAGCGCATCTATCTGGCGATGGAGCAGGCGGCCCCGCCACCCAAAACGCCGTTCGATTCGTCCCGCAAATCCCGGAACTGATCGGGCGGGCGATCATGGAGACGTATAACGACAGAAATCACGGGCTGCCGATAGGCAGTCCCGTGGATTGACGGGTTGTACCCCGGTGGATGAATGACTGCCTACTACAACGAACACGACCCCTACGCCGCGCAATGGCTACGGAACCTGATAACCGCCGGACACATAGCGCCCGGCGACGTGGATGAAAGGAGCATAGAGGATGTTTTACCCTCAGACCTCGACGGATACACCCAATGCCATTTCTTCGCCGGAATCGGGGTTTGGTCTTTGGCACTCAGACGCGCCGGATGGCCCGACGACCGATCTGTTTGGACAGGTTCCTGCCCGTGCCAACCTTTCAGCTCGGCAGGCCAAAGAGCTGCGTTTGATGACGAGCGGCACCTTTGGCCCGCATGGCACCACCTCATTACCCAGCGAAAACCTCCGCAGGTGTTTGGCGAGCAGGTTGCAGCCGCTGACGGATACGCTTGGCTCGACCTTGTTCAAACTGACATGGAAGCAGCAGGCTACGCCTTCGGGCCGGTTGTTCTCCCTGCTGCGGGCGTCGGTGCGCCGCACGGGAGACACCGAATTTTCTTCGTGGCCGACGCCGACCACACGGGATTACAAGGACGGGGACGCGCAAAGCTGCGCCAACGTGCCGACGAACGGCCTGATGGGGCGTGTGGCGACGCTGTGCGCATGGCAGACGCCAACCTGCCCGAGCCGGACGGCGGACGGGCACCAAGCGGGGAACAACCGCTATATGACAAGCGTGGTGGATGCGCTGGCACCGTGGAGCACCCCGAGAGCGAACAAGCGCGGGTTTCCAGACTCGCACGGCAGCGACGAGCGACCGGCGGACATTGGGCTGATGCCGATTGGCTACCGTGCCAGGGCGGAAAGTGGCGGCCCATTGAACCCGGAACATTCCCGCTGGCTCATGGGGTTGCCTGCCGAATGGACAAGCTGCGCGCCTTTGGAAACGCGATCAGCCCTCAAGTCGCCGAAGCGTTCATCGGGGCGTACCTCGAAAGTGCGGTGGGGCCGTGACATCTAACATGACCATCATCGCAGCATCGCTGCTGCTGTTTCTCTACGCCTGCGGCATTCGCATCATCGCCGGTGTAGCCGGATTTTCGGAGGAGCAAATGAAAACCCAGACTGGCAAGAAGAGGCGCAGTCGCCAACAGAGCGCGGCGAATGCGCTTCGATGGGCTGAGAATAGGGCCAAACAACCGCCAAGCCCAGTTGAAACGCTCATCGCATTCCGGCCGGTTTTCGACATCCTTAACGCCATCAAGTCCGGCGAAGTCGACTCGATCAATGACAGGCCGGTAATGCGTGGCTGGTCCACGGACGAATATCTCGAGACAGCGGCGGCCCTTGAAGGCTGGGTATGTTGCTGGCAGCGCATCGTCTCCGGCGAAAACCTCACGCTGGACATGTCATCCGTGGAGCGCATACAGCAATGTCTCGCCACAGGGAACATGATCGACGAACAAACTCTCGCCGACGCGATTGCCGTCACTTATGACTGTTACCAAGCCTACAGGAGAATTCCCCGGCAACGCCTGCGCGAATACTCCACAGAGGAAATGATTCAAATCGAAGTCGACAGACTCAGCCTTTCAACCACCAAGGACAACTAAAATGCAACTGCGGAAAACCCCCAATCCGAACGGGCGAGTAAACGGAACTCGGCTGCGAATGCTGCGGAAAATTTGGGCTGATGGCATGCAGACCGTCGCAGAGCTTGCGGACGCTCTTGGCATCGAGCAAAGATCCGTTCGCGTCAACGCCACGCAAGCCATTATGGCCGGGCTGCTGGAAAAGCGTCTCGACGGTGTCACCCGAACGCTTGCCTATAGCCTTACCAAGGCAGGCCGAGACTACGTTCTCCGCCGTCAGCATGAATCGGAAAACGCAGAGCCCGAAAACGCAACCGCAGACCATGTTGCCGGCAACCCCCACGCGCAGCAAGCGCCGGATGACGTCGAAACGCGGCCAATGCCGCCATCCGACACCGAGCAGGAACGCGCGGATGACGACCAAGGCTCGTACCCAAGCGCCGAACCTCTCCCCGAGACGGCATCGTCCGACGACATGCATGATCAGGATGACGTAATCTGCCCTGAGCTTTCGACTGCCTATATGCTACGGATGATTATGGCCATTAACGAGCCCATGCCCGACACAAGCGGCATCGCTCGAAGCGTAGTTTCGTCGGAGACCACACAAAAGCCCGTTGCTGGCGCCCCACCCGATGCGCAACAAGAACACATCCCGTTGTCTCTGGCCGACTGCGTGGAAAAGCTTCGTGCCACCGGAGCGTACGCGTTTGCGAGGTTTGAAAACGGGAGAGTCGTCGTCGAATGGATCACGCAAACCGCAGACGAGGCATTCAACGAGCTGAAAACGTCGCACCGCGACGCAATCGTTTTCAAGGTCGCTCCGGTTGCGATGGCACAGCGCACCGTAACCTTTGTCGACTGAGCCGGCGATGACTCCTCAAGACCCTCAAATCGAACTCATCGACCGTCTCGCGATTGAGATCGCGCAGCACATTCCCCCTCGCATTATTCCGATCGCGCACCGGTTGTGGACCTACGCTGAAATCGCGCACTACCTGCGGCTGGAGACCAGCTACGTGCAGCAGCACATGCCGCACGCACCCGGTTTCCCGGCGCCGATTCGACTCGTCATTCGCAAAGGGTCGCGGTCCCACCCGAGATTCAGAGCGGTCGAAGTCATTCGCTGGGCTGAGGCCCAGCGGGACAAACCCTGACGCGTCGAACACCGAAAGCCACAGCATATCAACGGATTGACTCCAGACATGACCCTGTTCGCACTCAAAATCACGCTGATCGGCCTGCTGACAGGAACGCTCGGGCTCGCCTGCATCCGATGTTTCGACATCGCGCACGACGATGTCCCGACATGGCTCAATCTCGGCATTCTTTTCGCATTCCTTGGCGGGTTCGGCTGCGCTGCCTTTGGCCTCATTTTGCTTGTCGCATCATCCTACTGAGCAACCGCCATGTCCGACCCCGCCTACAGCGACTTCCTCGCCCGCAAATTCCAGCCGCAATTCACGGCCGGAATCGAACAGCAACCGACCGGCTATGGCCTGTTCGAGTTTCAGGAAGCCCTCACCGCATTTGCCCTGCGGCGCGGCCGCGCCGCGCTGTTCTGCGACACCGGGCTCGGCAAAACCCGCATGCAACTCGCGTGGGCCGACACCGTTCGCAGCACCACGCGCCGCGATGTCCTCATCCTCGCCCCGCTCGCCGTTGCCGACCAGACCGTCAGCGAAGGCCGCTCCATCTTCGTACCGGTCAACCACGTGCGCACCGCTGCGGACGTACGCCCCGGCATCTCCATCTGCAACTACGAACGCCTGCACCTGCTCGACCCCGCCCGTTTCGGCGGCATCGTGCTGGACGAATCCAGCATTATCAAGCATCACGGCGCCAAGACATTTTCGACGCTCAGCGCCGCCTTTGCCGAAACCCCGTTCAAACTCTGCGCCACCGCCACGCCCGCCCCGAACGACTACGCCGAGCTCGGCACCCATGCCGAATTTCTCGGCGTTCGCAGCCGCCCCGAAATGCTCGCCGAGTTTTTCGTGCATGACGGCGGCGACACCCAGACCTGGCGCCTCAAAGGCCACGCCCGCGCCGCCTTCTGGCAGTGGGTCGCCGAGTGGGGCGCCATGATCCGCTCGCCGGCCGACCTCGGCTACCGCATGGACGGCTACACCCTCCCACCGCTCAGCGTCCATCAGCACACCATCGAAACCCCGCTCAGCACCCTCGACGGCCTGTTCGCCGACGAAGCGCAGACGCTCATGGACCAACGGCAGGCGCGGCGCGACACCATCGAGCCGCGCGCCCGCGCTTGCGCCGACCTCATCAACGCCCATCCGGACGAACCGGCAATCGTCTGGTGCGACCTCAACGCCGAAGGCGACCTCCTCGAAAAAACGATCGCCGGCGCCGTGCAAGTTTCCGGCGCCGACACCATCGACGAGAAAGAAGCCCGCCTGCGCGCCTTCGCCGAAGGCCGAATCCGCGTACTCATCACCAAGCCCTCAATCTGCGGATATGGGCTCAACTGGCAGCACTGCCGACTGATGGCCTTCGTCGGCGTCACCCACTCCTTCGAAATGTACTACCAAGCCGTTCGCCGCTGCTGGCGCTACGGCCAAAAGCGCCCGGTCGAAGTCCACGTTTTCTCGTCCGATCGCGAAGGCCAAGTCGTGCGCAACCTGCAGCGCAAAGAAGCCCAGGCCAGCCTCGCCTGGCAATCCCTCGCCGCAGAAACCCAGGCCGCAGTGCGCAGCACCGTACTCGGCAACCAGCGCCAAACCAACGAATACCGCGCGGCAGAGCCCGTTATCGTCCCCGCTTTTCTGCAGGCCGCGTAATGCAAACGCGCACCCACTCCATGCTCGAATCCATGGCCAACGTCCTCGTCGGCTATGGCGTCGCCGTCGGCTCGCAACTCGCCATCCTGCCCCATTTTGGCGTGCACCTCCCGCTGGCCGACAACCTCCTGATCGGCGGTTATTTCACCCTCATCAGCATCGCCCGCAGCTACGCTATGCGCCGCCTGTTTACCCGACTCGAACGAACCACGGAAAACCCATGAATTGCGAGACCCAAACCCACGGCACCGACTGGTCACTCTATCGAGGCGACTGCATCGAAGTCCTCGCCGGACTGCCCGACTTCACGGTCGACTACGCCATTTTCTCGCCGCCGTTCGCCAGCCTCTACACCTACAGCAACAGCCCGCGAGACCTCGGAAACTGCCGGAACGTCGCAGAATTTCTCGACCACTTCGATTATGTCGTCCGCCAACTCGCCCGCGTCATGCGACCCGGCCGGAATGTCTCATTCCACTGCATGCCGCTGCCCTCCAGCAAAGAACGCGACGGCTATATCGGACTGCGCGATTTTCGGGGCGACCTCATTCGAGCATTCCAGAAACGGGGATTCATCTACCACTCCGAAGTCGTCATCTGGAAAGACCCGGTCACTCAAATGCAGCGCACCAAAGCGCTTGGACTCCTGCACAAAAGCGTCCGCGAAAATGCCAGCATGTGCCGGCAGGGCCTGCCCGACTACCTCATCACCATGCGCGCCCCCGGCGAAGTCGTCGAGCGCGTTCGCCACAGCGCCGCCGAATACCCGGTGGCCCACTGGCAAAAAATCGCTAGCCCGATCTGGATGGACATCAACCCGTCGGACACCCTCCAATACGCCAGCGCCAGAGAAGCCGAAGACGAACGGCACATCTGCCCACTGCAGCTTGAAGTCGTGCGCCGCGGAATCGAGCTCTGGACAAACCCCGGAGAGATCGTCCTATCGCCATTTGCCGGCATCGGCAGCGAAGGCTACGCTGCGCTGCAGATGGGCAGGCGGTTTATCGGAATCGAGCTCAAGCAAAGCTACTACAACCAGGCGGCGATCAATCTCGCGCGCGCACAAAAAGGCAATTTCGATTTGTTCAATGACAACGCGGCCGCGTAAGCGACGCCAAGGAGATTGGCATGACAACGCAACATCAATTCGAAAAACACTCGCCTGCCGCACCCGGAGAATAAGCGACCCAACAAACCGAGTTTGCGATCGGCGCTTGCGTCATTTCGCGCGTCGGCCGGGAACGCGGGTTCGTCGCGCACTGGTATTACGGCCTGAGCGGACGCCTGGTTTACGTCGTCGATGTTCCGTGCGCTAACGGATCGCGCCGGAAGTGCTACCTAGCTGCCGAGCTGGAGCTTTGCGATGCGAACTGACAAGGATTTTTTGACGGTTTCCGGCGCCAGCGCCCGGCTTGTGTTGACTTCCATGCGGCGGGCTTCTATGATGAGCGTGCCGCTGGAGATCAGCGGCCGGGATTGGCATCTCGAATTAGAGCGGCAAAAAGCCGCAGCGCAGTCAGCAGGCGGCTTTTTTCATGGCCCTGTGCGCCCTCTATGGGCGGCCGGGCGAGAGGCCGCGCAAGCGGCGCCGGCGCTCTACCGGTATGCCAACTCTCGTTCGGTCGCCCGCCCGATTGGCATCCGGCGGGCGGTTCAATACCGCCACTAGAGCACACGACCATGGACAGGCCGATTACTGGCGTGACCGCCTCGACGAAATCGAATGGCCGGACGAGCGCCCGGTAGTGCACGGGGGTTCCCGCTCGATTGCCTTGTTGGGCGTCTTTGTCCGAAGCGAAAGGAACGACGAATGCTGAAACTGAAAGACCAGGCGAAGCGCGCAGAGTGGGTGTACGGCCAGCCGATGGCGCCGTGCCCGAAGTGCGGCAGCTACGACATGAAGCCGCAGATTCCGATTGCGATGGAAACGACCGGCGACGAGACGGCACCGCAGCTTGTGGGCAAGTGGGCGCAAGCCACCAAGGCTGGAGCTACGCCGGTGCAGGGGCCGGCTTACTACGCCTGCTGGGACTGCTTTCACAAAGGGCCGGCGGTGGACTGCACTGGGCGCACCAGCGAGGACTGCCGTGCCGACCGGGCACTGAATGGGGAGATGAAGCGCCTGTGGAACGCGCAGACGCCCAACACACCTATTTAGTATCCATCCGAATTTTTTTCGCGCATACCTGTTGACATCCTTTGATTTGTGCGTATAATGCAAGTCATGGGATGCAGCAACGCAAACCACCGACCCGGCGGGTTCCGGGAGGCTCCGATAAAGGAGTGCATCATGGAACAATCTTTTTACGTCATCTCCGAAGAGTACGTCGGACCAGATCTCAACAAGCGGCTTAACAGTCACACCGTGTGGATTTCCACCGAACCTGGCCGCACAAACATGAGCAACGAGGAGCGTATTGACGGCTGGCTAGGCACCACGAACGACTGGTATCGTTCTGCGCACGGCGAATACGCAACGCTCGACGAGGCGCGCGCCGCCGTCGTCAAAATGGTCGGGGAAAATCCTCGCAGCGTGGAAAACGACGAGTTTGACGAGCATATCGTCGAATCGTATGCCGCCAGCAAATTCGTGGAGTTGGATGCGTGTAACTCCCAGACGTTGTGCTACGAATATTGCAGCGAAATCACCGTTGATACCACAGACGAGCGCATAGATGAAATCCTCAACGAGTGCGAAGAGCAAGCCAACGCCGAGGGCTTTACGCTTGACACACGCGCCGTCGAGCGCATGCTTGCCGAGCGCCGCGACGAGTGATTTGTGCGTATAATTCAGGTCATGGGATGCAGCAACGCAAACCACCGACCCGGTGGCTCCCGCGAAGGCGCTGGCCGGCCGGCGCAAACCACCGACGGCGGGCCGCTTGAGCGCAAAAGCGTGA